AAGGTAATCGTTGTTCCGTTGCTGAAGTTGGCTGGAGTGAGCACAGCATCACCGCCACCGTCCGTAATCAGCTTGATCTTCTTGAGTTGACCAGGGAAAGTTCCGTCTGCTAGTGTCCATGCGTCGCCACCGGCATCGCTTGCACCAGCGGTGTAGAACGAGACAACGTCCACAGCACCACCACCAGCAACCAGGGATTGCTGTGCAGCGTTCAGAATGCCACCAGTGGCACCAAGTCCCGTTGCTGGCATGACCTCAATAACGTCACCATCGGTAGTGACTGTTTCCATTGCGATGCCTTCGACGACAGAACCATCAGCAGCAACCTTTCCGCTAGCAGCGGCATAGACTGGCTTTCCCTTGGTAATTGCCTCACTGGCAACCATCTTTTGTGTGCCCTGTGCTGTTCGCAATCGAACCGTGCAAGGTCCAGCGGCTAGACAAGGGATCTCCATAGTTCCCATGCAGGACTCGGATGCACCAGCCGCCGCGACAGCACCAGGGGTTTTGACTCGCAGGAACTGAGCGATGGCACCAGCTGCGGTATCCGGTCGGCATGGCGTTTCAAAATATTGACTCATTGTTAATGGCTCCTTCGCCAAGATGTTCGTTGATTGGAATTAGGCGTTGGCTTCAGCAAGCATCTGCTCGCGGAGTCCTGGGTTTTGCTTGTTAGCCATCGCTACGGCTTTCATCTTGTTTCCGCCTGTCGATGCAAGGCATGACGAAACGGCAGAGTTCCAGCGAGCTGTGGCATTTTTCTGGCGTGATTGCCCAACGGCACGAGCGACTGGACGAACGCCGACCTTGGCCTTAGCCTTGGCCGCCGGCATTTCCTCTTCTTCGCCTTCCGCCTCAATCAATAACTCTTCACCTTCCGCCGTTGGCAAAACCTCTTCGCCTTCAGCCTTGGCTCGCATGGTCAGCAATTCCTCTTCCATTGCTTTGCACTGGGTTTGGAGTTGCTCGTTTTCGGCCATCAACTCTTCAACAGCTGCATTGGCAACGGATGCCATTGGCATGTCTTTTTCAAGGCAGCGAACATAGAACTCTGCCTTCATCTTGGGAAATGCCGCTTTGATTTCCTTGACGGATGCAGCGACTGGCTTTTGCGTTTCAGACACAGGTATCTCCTTAGTCTTTTCGCGGTTATCGCCGACATCTGAGCCAGACCCAAATAGGGCTGTGAAAACTCGCTGCGGCATGTTTCTGTGTTTAGCAGTGGGTTGGATTCTCGTTTGCACTTTGGATGAGTTAATCGAATTAACAAATCCATAATTGAGAGCCTCGGAAGCGTTCATGAAGGTTTCATCCTTCATCAGCTCGCGAGCCTCGTACTCACTCAACCCAGTTTTTCGTGCGTAGGCTTCGACCATCGACTGGTCTAACTTGTCAAGTAGTTCGGCATTCTTGGTTAGCTCGCCTGATGTCCCCTCGACGTAGCTCGACGGTTCGTGAATCATCACGTAGCCGTTTTCTGCAATCTCAACGTCATCGAACGCCATCGCGATGTATGAGGCAATCGAAAACGCCGTCGACTCGATGACAGCCTTTTTCGGTCCAGGGTAATTGGCAAAAGCCTCGTAAATCGAAAGCCCATCGAATACGCTTCCGCCTTCTGAATCAATGCGAACAATCAACGGTTCCGACTGGTCGGCACTGGCAAGAATGGTTTTGATTTGCTGCGATGTTATTCCGCTGCCGTCTTCGGTTCGCCCGATAACACCAAACAGGTTGATTTCGTTAGGCATTGGCAATAGCCTCCTTTTGGTCACGTTCTTGCAGCGTCAACGCTTTTGGGTCTTGCATGGTCATTTGGACACCCAGCGGCATAGGCAGGTTGATTAGCTCTCGCCACTGAACGGGTTGGCCATCATCAAACTGGCTGTTGATTGCCATAGCTCGACGTTTGGCGGCGATGATTGCAAACGCCATGTCGTCGACGATTTCAATAGAGACTTCTTCCCATTCGGCTCCGCGCTCAGCATGTAGTCGGCGAGGACTCGTCAGTCCGTTTTGCAATCGGAGTTGATCTCCTTGTGCATCGCCAACTGGATCAATGTACGCCCAGCGTGGTGCATTCCATTTGTGAGCAAATAGCTTTTTCCCTAGACGGTCGCTGGCTGCTTTGATGAATGGATCTGTGGCAATCCACTGGTGCAGCTTCCAGTTGTATGTTGGACGATGGAGGCGATTAACCAGATTGATTTGATTTGAGCGAAAGCCTTTCCTGGCTTCATCAACCGCACCACGCCAACCAGAGAAGTTCGTCTCGCTGCCGTCCATTAGCACCAGGCACAGCGGCAAACCAAGGTTGACGCCAATCATTTGCAGCATGAGCTTCACGTGAGTGAAGTATTCAGCGTTAGGCACATTAGGACTGAAGCCTTGGAGCTTTTCTCCAGGCTTTCCAATAATCTCCATCCCTGGGGCAATGTTCTCGATGTACCTAGTCCCAGCGGCGGACGTCTCAATAGTTCCAGCACCATAGCCAGCGGTCCCAGGTAGCGGTGCCATGTTGCTTGCCGCTTGCTCTCGAAACACAGCAAAGCAACTAACAACCTGCTGCTGCACTAGCTTGGCAAACTGGATGTCCTCGAACATTCCGCACAGGCTGAACACTGGAGCCAGAGCGGTTACGCCACGCGTCTGGTTCATCCGCTTGTTGTTGTAGACATGGAACAGCTGGCGAACACCATCAGCGTTGCGTACATCGACTGGTTCCGAGTCGCCTTTAGTCTCGTTAGGCGTCCCTGGGTCTTGCATGATCCAGTACTTTTCATGCCGCCCCATCTGGCCAATAGTCACACCCAGGAATGTGTTTTCCTCGCGGCTCTTGGTTTGGATCTCGTGAGCTTCGAAAAACTGTAGATGACCATCCTCAGTTCCAAGGACAACGCAATCACCGTCTAGCTTCTGGCTGCGGCTGGCGTGCTGTTCGTAGTCGTGCCATGTGTACTCACCAGACAAATCACACGACTCTGGATCGTCTGCCCATGCTTTCCAGCGTTCCCAAAGTTCAGTATCAAGCCCCTTGTCGCCCGTCTGCGGGTCTAGGCTGAATCCGTCCTGGACTTCGTTTGCTACCGCCCTGTCGATGGTTTGCCCGATAATGGAATCATTACGATCCATGTCACGAGCTTTTTCGATATCGGTGTAGTAAAGAGACTCGGTGCGATAGTGGTAGTCAGCAGAACCACCAGCCGGAGCCAATCCAGTGCGACGTCTGACAAAACGAGATTCGCGACTCATATCGTAGTCGGCTCGAATGTTGTCAAACTCCGACACAACGCTGTTTTTTCGCGGTCGCTTTACAACTGCGTTCATCGGCGGAATCCCTCACTGGCGGAGAGAAAGCGAACCGATGATTGACCAGAGGTAGTTGGTGTTACACTAGACGCAATGTAAGTGCGAGCTAATGCAATCTCAGTCTGAATCATCTCTGGGGTGTAACCGAGAGAGCTTCCTTGCTCTGCGGAGGAAGTAGGAAGTTGCAAGAATCGACGCGCGGCTGTAACGTACATGCGAGCACGAGCCACGGAACCAACTTCTTCGTAGTCGGCGTAGTCGTTAAGTGCGTCGAGAATTTCGGTTAGGGTAGCTGCGGCCATTCATTCAAGATAAGGCACGCAATGCAGACATGCGAAAACTCTGAGAATCAGGTTTTCAGCTTACTTCCCTCGGCTCGCACCAATGACGCACAAAATGTGGAGCAATAAACCTGGGACGACAAAAGCCAAATAACCTATCGGCACGATAACCAACCAGACTAAGCCGCTGATTACCTGCCCTTTATAGATTTGCCCCAAACCTGGAATGAAAAACGACAAGACTGCAGCAACGCCGTTAGTTTGTTTTGGCATCTTCGATGTTTTCAAGTAACCAGCGTAAGGCATCCACTGGATTGGCGACGTACTTTCCATTTTGAAGCTGGGCTTCCTGCGACTCTAATCCTAATTGGATCCCCTTTAGCTTTCTAGCCTGCTCGTGGGTAAGCACGCAATCCAGACGGCGACGAAGAAAGCCTTCCTTCCATACCAAGAAAGGCATTTCAACGGTCATATCGACCACGATTCCACGGTCTGGCAATGGTGTTGCCGTCTGGTTCTCTGGTAAGACAGCCAGTTCAACTTCGGCTTCTAGTCTGATTTCCATGCCTGGCTTCAGTGTTGGCAGTTCGTTCATTTGTTTCCTTTTCTTGTTGTTCATATCCATTATCCAATTTATCTCCTACCTGATGCCACAAACGACCTACCATACGGATCAAGAAACGGCTTGACCTCTGGTGCCTTTTCTTCAACTACCACTGGTTGCCTTGGCGTATCTATCAGCGTTACCCCAACAGCACCAGCTGCCGCGCCCGCTAACGCAATCGCATCAAGCCAGTGGTTGTTATTACTTCGCTGAAACCAGACTCGTTTCATTTCCTTACCGAACACAGGAACTAGCTGCTCTTCTTCTGCCGTGATGTGGTGAGCAATCGACAAATGCCTCCGTCTGTCATCCAGGGGATTGAACAACAACAGAGAGCCGTCAGCACGAGAGCCATCTGCGTTGTATGGTGGGGTGACGAACCGCTGTTGAATCCATCGTTTCCACCATTCAGTGTTGACGTTGTATAGCCAAACTCGCTCATTCTCCAAGTAGTGGGCCCACGTTTCCAAGAATGGTCGTTTTACATCTGTTTGCAATGGCAGCCGAAAACGATTGGCGTCCCACCCCTTGGATGCAAAGAACGGAGCGCCACGCCGACGGCAAAATTCGTAAACAGCCTGAGTGTGAGCCCTGCCATTGCCAGAGTCGACTAAAGCCAGTATCGGGTTAATCCTAGCAACCACATCGTCGGCCCATACCTCAAGGCTCGCAAGTATAGCAAGCTCGACCGCTTTTTCGTCGTTGTTGTTTTGCTGGTAGGTTTCCATGATTCCATAATCTACGACTGACCCTACAGCGTTACCTTCCCACGCCAAGTCTATCCAGTGGGATTGGCGGTTGCCGATGTCTATTCCAACGGTTCTGGCTTCGGTTGTCACTGGCGATTCACGCTGTAAGAGCGTTCCAACCCTTGACTGAACGCGAGCTGCGGTTAGTCGCAGGCTTTCTATTTCCTCTTCGGCTGGCGGGTCGTTCTGATACTCCGTCTTGTAAGCATCCATGGAAGTGTCGGCGATCTGATTGAATGCTTCCTGTAACGAAGAGTCAACCAACTGAACTCCATCAATGGACACCTCCACGAAGTGATCGGTGATCATTTCCGCGCCAAGGTGCAACGCGTCTCGATTTTCGCGATAGTAAGCGACCGATTTAGTAAGCAGTCTATCACTTGCCTCCTGGTCAGCGTGTCGCGTCGAAATGTACGTCTCCCACATATCCATGTTTGTTGGCCAACTGACAATCTTGCCAAATCGCTGCCCATTAAACGCTGGCATTTCATTAATGCTTGCCAGCTGCCACGACAGGCAGTAGCGGTTCTGTGCGGTCGATAGTACGCAAATGGCTATGTTCTGCTCTTGGCTCTTTAGTCCTACTATGTCTTGAAGTAGTATCGATCGCCGGTCATCTATCTGGCTGATAGACCTAGCCGATTCACGCGTCTCAGGGTCATCGATGCCAATAAAGTCTGGTCGGTCGCCATCGATGTTAGCACCACGAAAGGCAGCATCCAGACCGTAATAGGTCATCTTTACACCGCCATAGGGCGAGCCTGGTACATCCGGCAGCCGGATGTAGTCGCCAGTCCAAATGATGTTGGTTAGCTCGCCATCAATGTGCTGTCGGCTGGCTCGCTGTGGTGCTCCTTCCAATGCCCGCACTGGGTAGCATATCTCTGGGAAGTCTTGCAGTAACAGTTCGTTTGTGGCAACCTTCCGCTTAAAGTCGTCATACAGACGCTTAGCCAAGTCTGTTGTTGCGGCTACCGCCAGAGGGAATCGCACCAGCCCAGCGAACACCACATAAACAGTAATGGCTTTGTATATCTCTGATTTGCCTCGACCGCGTGGAGCGAGGACTGCTTGCCATATCCTATCGCGAGCACTTCGAACGAAGGAATCGATCATGAACAGATGGTCACGGCCGAAGCTCAGCCTGAACCTGTCAGGAAAGTACGTGACAAGGAATCGCTCTGGGTCAGCCAAGCAGGCTTCGCGACGCGCTGGGTTCTTGCAACCAGGGATGGAGATACGAGCAGACTCAGAGCGATCGACCCTTTTGCGTGACGCGTCTTTATCTCGCTCGCTCGCTGGTCCCCGC